TACTTGCATCCACTTGACAACCCCACAGATGACGCCCTTGACACACACTCAACCAGATTGGAAACAGCATGAAATTTTACAACAGACCCTCAGTATACACCAACCTCCGTCAATACTGCCACCACGCCGATTCAGATGCCGTCATTGATGTGTGTGCATGGGCCAACGGCGAAGGCTGGGATATCTCAATCGGCCAAAAACTGGTGGCACTCACACATGGCGAGCTGCAAGCAATCTTAGTGCTTTGCAACACCGCACATCCACGAGACTAACATGCAACAAATTGTAATCAACGCACAACACGGCGGGTTTGGTGTGTCAGAAATGGCCCGGGCCAGATATCGTGAAATCTGTGGCAAAGAACTAGACGAGTACACAGTTGAACGCAATGATCCACACTTTGTGCTTGCTGTGCAGACCCTGGGCAGCGAGCAAAGCAGCGGCAGTTATGCCAAACTCAAAGTTGTGGAAATTCCAGACGATGTAGTGTGGACAATAATGGAATATGCTGGTCGTGAGTGGGTTGCTGAAACACACCGTACCTGGAGTTAACAATGATGAAGTCTAACACACAGTATGTATCAGGTGACACCAACACAGTGCCGCCACATGTGCAAGTACAGCTTTACAGGTTAGTCAAAGACCTGGATGCCATACACAACTTCCACAGTGGGCTTGACGTATACTATCAGCTGTTGGCTGTGCTAAACAAACACTTTGCAAAACTACCATGACACCATTTCAATTTCGCTGCAATTGGCGAGGTCAGTTAATCCTACAACGACTATACACCTATCGCGACCACTGGGGCGACCAGTGCGCAGAGTGGCGTGATGCTACAACACCTGACTTAAAAATTTACTATGAACAACTACATCAACTACAAAACCCATGTGCTAGCCAAAAACTCACAGGCTTATGAGCTGTGGCAGCTTGCACAAAAAACCGGTGAGTATAAACCGTTAGACCAACACTTGAAGCTGTTGGCACAACAACAAAAGCAATTACTGGAACGATACCCATGAAACACCAAATTTGCGATGCTTGCGAAACTGTCAAACACTGTAGCCAACACGGTTGCATTCCGCTACAACCCCAACAGACTGGTCCAGCTCCAGACAAATCGAGCGAAATGAACCTCAAACAACTCCTAAACCAAACTCCCAGACTGCGTGCTTGGGCTGCAATCGGCCCGGTGCAACACGCAGAATTGGAACAGTTTGCACAACTCATACTCAACTCGCAAGCACAAGCACTAACTGCTGACGGTGTGCTGGTTGAAGCCGGTGACCCTGTGTGGGTATTGAGCTCACTGCGTACACCAATGCCCACCACTGTACGCAAGCTACAAGCATACACCACCTACACACTATTTGGCCCTGTGCCTGTGGCACATTCGTGGTCAACTCGTCAAGCTGCCAACAAATACTTGAAAGAAAACTATGACAATTAAACCCACACACCAAATCGCCTACAACTACTGCATGGCCAACATCCAGCAATCCACAGCGGTTGATCAAGTTAACACAGCACTCCGCAGCTTAGGGTCGGACAACTACCTGTTTAGCATGTGCGAGCCAATAGAGAGTGCGTATACCAAACTTGTTGAAGAATTACTAGGGCCAGAACTCTGGGACTGGCTGACCTGGTGGATGTATGAAACTGACAATGGCAAACAACGTATGCAGTTTTACATTGATGGCACAGAATACAACCCACAAGACATGACACTTTACCGCTTCTTGGAGATTGTTGATGCTGGCTAAACTAAAACAAACACCCACTAAAGTCCTGCTGGCCACACTGCTACTGCTGGTACTGTTTGTGGCAATACTGTGGTTTATTCCACCACTGGCACTCAGCATTGTTGTGGGGCTAGCCACTGCTTGGAGCGTGTTTACTGTACTCGACTACTGGATTGGATAATACCATGCGAATGCTTAAATATCGACTGCACCCTGGCATGAACAAGATCCAAGTGGAAGCTGACCACATATGCAAGCTCAGGTACACCAACGATCAAGACGGCCGTCTTATGGGATGGTTTCAGGTTGCTGCTGCTGATGTGGACTTGCACCTACAAGCACACGAATACGAAGTGTACTTGGCCATGACTGGTGAAACAGTTCCCGACGGCTACTGTTATGTGTGCAGCTATCAACTCAATCAAGGTGGTGGTTACTTTGTAGTACACGCTTTTGATTAAAGTCTAGCCGATTTGTTGCTACCTGCAATGTAACAAAACTCCAACAGACCAAGTTGGCTGAAAACCACATCAGCCGCAACCCTAAAAATCACCCTAGACAAACACCACCATAAGGGTTATAATATTTACATGCAAAACAAAACTCAATACCTGATCTGCAAGTTGCAGGAAGAAGCAGCTGAGGTAATTCAAGCGGTTTCGAAAATCAACCGATTTGGCGAACAAAGCCATCACCCTGATCGTGCCACCACTAACAAACAAGAACTCATCCAAGAACTAGAAGATTTCCTTGCAATTCTCGCAGTCTTAGAACAATCACAGTGGCTAGACCTGACCCCAAGTCGCAGTAACATTGCCAATAAAGCCAAAGCACTACTAAACGGCTAAACTCACAGCCACACACAAGAAAAATCACAAAATACCTCCAGCAAAAAAATACACCTTGTGTTTTCGAAAAAAGTGTGATACAATATATGTAATGATCTACTAAACAAGATCTAATGTGAAGTTGTTGTAGACAGCGTGTTTCAAAGAATGTGAGTGTTCCCCTTGCCCCCTGCGGCAATTCAACACTCACACTTTCTTCTAAACACGGACCTGGATGCCGACAACTTCCACAACCTGTATCAAATGATCAAACAGCCAACCTATTTTTATTTTTAAAGCACACAATTTAAAAAGCTTTAAAATATAAATGGTTTGGTTTTTTGCGTTGGTACTGCAATCCGCCCCCACCCTGACCCACTGCCCACTAGCTGCTGTTTAGGGTCAAATCCGCAATGAGACTTAGGCTCACAATTATGTATTTTCAAAAACGACTACCCACAAACCGACTAAACACTAAAATCTACTCTAGTAACATAGATAGTATCCCTTGGAGTGAAGCATCACGTATTTATCGTGAAGCAGCAGATGCCGCTGAAACTAATACACTAGAAGCACTGCAAAGCCGGTATGACACCAGCTACGATCAGCGTCGCAGTGACGCCATTAAGCTAGCTGGCATCGACGAAACAGAAACAAGCTACGAAGGCGATCTTGGCCTTGAGTATAATCCGCCTAAATTAACCCCACTACAACAACGACAGGTACGCTCAAAAGCTGGCAACGAAGCACTGGCTGAATACTTTGTTAAGCCATACCACCTTAAGTCATGGGGCATCAAGCTCTTAGATCAAATCGTTGCTGAGTTCAGCAAGCACAAATTAAACAATTTAGGGTCGGATGGTACGATTTCGGGTCTGCAATACCTAAAAGACAACCTTGATCCTAAATCAGAGCGAGACCTGGGTATTTACAGATTTATCATGATGGATGGTCGTAGTAGCTATCTTGATAAAATGAATGGTGCCGAAGCAAGAAAATACTGCACCCTAGTGCCTCTTATTATGTATGCCCACAAACTTTACCATGGTGTAGACTACGCTCGTTGGGAGCGAGAGTCGCTACACTTTGTAGTTAACGAATCACTGTGTGAAGCTATGTTAACCGAAACTCCGCAACTAGATACAGAGCGGTTGTTAGAACTTCGTGCAATTGGCTTAATGCAAGCAGGCAAGCAGCGTAGTGCTGTTACAACATATTCGCTGTATCACTTAGGAGATACAGAACTAGCAGACTGCAACGGTCTTGTAAAAATTATGTTATGCCAAACCTGGGCAGCACATCCCAGCAATCGTACTAAATATATGATACTAGACCCTATGAACTGGGACAAAATGCCTACACCATTAATTGACGTAAATATCTTTAAAGCTCCACAACCGACGGTTGTGCTTAGTAAACCTCTTGAAGCAACTCCTGCTTCTGATTTACCTTGGTTATGATTTGGAGCCGCCCATGAAATACACCAAAGAAATTTGTGACCACATGGTAGCACAGTACAACTGTGGAGTTGGGGTGCCACAGCTAGCACTGGAGCTGGACGTGCCCGAACGCAGCATAATTGCCAAGCTCAGCAGCCTTGGAGTCTACCAAAAGAAAAGCTACTTGAACAAGCGTGGTGAAACGCCGGTGAAAAAGTCAGAGCACATCGAACGCATTGCCATACTACTCAACGCCAACCTAGAATTATTAGAATCATTAGAAAAAGTCAACAAAACTGTGCTGGTAATGATCGAACGCGCACTGCAAGACCCTAAACTGCCATAATTGCACACAATCCGACTTAATTGACGCTACAAACGCAAAAGCCCCATTATCATGTGATATTGGGGCTTTTTTGTTTGTGTAATTGTCATGTTCGAATTTGTCCCAAATTCGAACACGTTTGTGACTCATGTACACGGTGGCTGCACTTGCCGACCTCAAGGTTAGCAAAACTCGGCAATTTGCTGCTGCACACTGCAGCTGGGGGTCAAGTGTGTGAAAATCCACTTGACAAGGTTATCCACCGTGGGGTAAAATGGCGCAGACCGCAACAGACTAGGCGTAAAAATGTCGAGCTGACCAAAACACCCAAAACAAAAGCCCCAAGAGTAGCTAACTCTTGGGGCTTTTGAACAATCACGAGTGCACTCGCTGTTAGTTTTTAGTCTCATACGACGACTTACTGGGGGTACCACCCACGCTAACTGCATCGACCCTAAACCGTGGCAATTCGATCAAACTTGGTTGAGTTTGTAAATCGGCTGCACACAGAGGTGAGAATAGTATTGGTTCGGCTCTTCAGCCCACCACATTTTTTTATCGACTTTGGGCTTTGTCGTTGCTGACAATCTTAACGACCTGCCACAGCTTTGGGTCGGGTGCTACGGTTCCAGCGCATGCACCATTGCAAACAGTTTCGATACGCTCTACGCTCAGATACTAGATCGGAGCCAGGTTTGCGACTTCCTGCAGCTGTTTGCACTACTTTTAACGACTTAGGGTCGGGTGCTCAGTTTGCGATAAGCACCACTCAGGGGCCATTTAACGACAATCCGTGTCGAGCCACAGTAAAGAGGGCCAAGCTCGGGTATGTTTTACGTTCGGTATACCAAACCGGGCTATTTAAGTCAACCACTCTAGAGTCAAGACCCTTTTACGTCGGTACCAGATAAGACGGCAGTTTATATAGTAACTGCTCACTAGGCTTACTCATTTCCAGCTACTCACTTTCTGCCGTAGCCTCGTCCGGGTTTCGCACAGGGCTACTAGGCTTCAGAGGGGAAGGGCATCCCGGTTTTGCTGGGTTTTCGTCCTGACCCTAAGGTACGGCAAGCGGTGATGTGGGAATATCACGCACACTTGCTGTGAGGCCTTAGAGTTTCGCACAACTTGCATGTGCTCATCAGAGGGTTAGTTTAGCCACGCAGGTATTTTACTACTTACCATACGGAACATCGTCCAGATATTACGGGCTAAAAAGGTGGGCGGTAGCTAGAGAATTTTCGGCTACCATTAAGTTGTTACGTCCAGTCAAATTGGACCCTCATAACACCCATAATAAATCACTCAACAAACTCTGGTACAGTTGCAGCATTCTACCACTTTCGCCGTCTCGGCCGAGACCTACCGGTGGGGTTAATCTGCATACATGCACCAGCAGACCTGGCTAGCACAGTTTGAGCAATTTATTATAGGGGCTAAGGGCTGTGGCTCGGGGGCTTTCGCTTTTCCACAATTAAGACGTATTGCCATCAACTTTGGCATCCGCTGTCACCCTATTATATATCTATTATACACTAAATAAAGAGTGAAATCAATAAAAGAATTCCAATCGTTGTCATCAGGCTAGCTTCGCAGGTGTGTCGACGTACAGTGACTGGTTAGTGATTGCGGCTGCTGAGACGGAACTGGCACCAGTTGAGTAAATCACATGGTATTCATTAAGCCATTCCCGACTGGGTTCTTTATCAATTTCTAAGTATATATTATATCGCGAAATGGGTCACAGATCAAGTGTAGATTTTGTGACCCTAAGGCTCAAGCAAGTTCGGCAACAAGTCGCTCAAGCACTTCGTGGTTGGCCTTTTCCAGCGACTCAAATACTTCTGGAGGTACACCGCAGGCCGTGGCCAGCTTGTCCACCAGCTCGGCTTTCTTGACGCGATGTTGGCCGGTGGCTTTGGTTTTGGCCACGTACACGCCTTCACGCGACAGTTTAGCCACAACCGAGCGCACGGTTTTGCCCAGGGTCTCGGCCAGTTGTTCCACGGTCTTGCCCGACTGGTAGCCTGTGACGAGTTCCACAGTTTGCTCGGGAGTGTAGTTTTGAGGGGTTGCTTTAGTCATCATATGTCCTTTGGTTGGTTTCTGCGCTGTTAAAGATATTATTATACCGTGATTAGAATGGAACATCAAGATCAAAATTTTCGTCTTGTGTGGTAGTATCACAAAACATTTCCGATAGTTCCGCATCCACAAATTCATCGAATGCCGCGTACTGATACGCTGTGAAAAATTCGTTTGTTGCCATGAGCCGTTATCTCCTGTTGATGTAATAATTATACAAAATTTGGATAATTGCTGCAATATCAAAAATTTCGTCTTGACACACACAAGCTTTTGCACTTATAATTTGGCGCAGCGGACCCTCAAGTTTTTGCACTTGACCGGCCACTGGCGCACGAGGCCCAAGGTTTTGCACTTGACAAGGATTACCACTGGCGCAGCATGATTACCATGCTGGTTAAATTGTGACCCCGCAGTCACAAACTGGACCGACTAGTCGCAATCTATACCGACTAGTCGGTGACCAGACTGTTCAGTCGGCATCTATACCGCGCAGTCACAAAACATCCGGTACAGTATAATTATGACCGGGCGGTTTCGGCGCAAGAATCGTGCCAGGTGGCACAAAAACAACACCCAATTGTAACAGTTTGTAACAGTCGTTGACACGGGCCGCAAAATTGTGGTATAATTTTGGCGCCAAACTGCAAACAAAAGTATTCATTTCGGCATGGCAAACAAAAGTACTCATTTTCAGACAAAATAAAACCCCGATTATCTCGAGGTTTTTAAAATTAATCAGGAACAAATGCAGATCTGGGGATTTTAATTAATCGCTGGACATAATCAATTTCCCATTCATAATGCGCGAATAACTCATAATCATAATCACCAGTAACTTCCAGCAAATAATCAGCCGCAATATTAATATATTCTGGCCTGATTTTAGCAAAACTCATGCCATTATAATCTTGGGAATTAATTCCCAATTGTTCAAATGTCATAATCACGGGTTTATCCGCAAAACTTGGCAAATTAAAAAGCATTTTATTTTCTCCGAAAAATCGAATTTTTAACAATATTAAAAAGCAAGTAACCCGCCATGCCAACCCAAAAACCCGGAATTTGATATTGTGCATAACCGATTTCTTGAATAAACCAATTATAAACAAAATAAATAACCGGATAAACCAGAAAATATGTTCCGAATAATGCGCCAAAAATTTGAGCCATTTTAATTTCCTTTTAAAAATCCTATTATAAGATACTTTGCAAATTTATTAAATTTTATTTTAATTAGTCGGGTTACCCTTCAAAACCCGTGCACGGGTGGTAACAAGCGTAACTGTTCAAATAAGCATTAATAAAACCCATGCCTAGTCAAAGTATCTTATAATAGGGCTTTCGCCCTATTATATCAGATTGGCTTAGAATTTGCCAATGCTTCAAAGATTTTAGCCAAAGCGGTTTTATTTGCTTTCACCAAAGATTCAGTTTCAGCTTCGGTCAATTTGAGAATTGCACCAATTGCATCCGCGTGTGCGTCCTTTTTGACTACTGCTTCACCAGTTTTGGAAACATAAGTTTTCGCAACATAGACTTTTTCACGTGACAGTTTAGCAACAACCGAACGAACAGTTTTGCCCATGCTTTCAGCGATTGCTTCAACGGTTACACCTGCGGCATAATCGGCCACCATTTTGGTGGTTTGCTCTGCGGTATAGTTGACCGCTTTTGTAGTCTTTTCCATTTTGATTTCCTTTGCTGTTGAAGATTCTATTATAACAGGTTTTTGGTATCTTGCAAGACTTATTTTTTGTAAGGTCTTTTCCGATTTCCTGACTGCCTGCTAAGATTCTATTATAACGGGTTTTTGCCCAAAAAGTCAGGTGTGCAAAAATACAACATAGGGATAAACCCCTATTGACAACTTTTTATAGGTGTGGTATAATTTTGGCGCACGCCCTGTAGTACTTTGGTTCACAGAAATCGCCGCAAACAAAAGTACACAAAAATTTTTGGCGCGCCCACAATTTATTATACCATAAAATTGTGTTGTTTTTTAATCCCCTACAAAAAATATGTTATAAATAAATGTTGACACGGGCCAAAATCATATGCTATAATTTTGGCGCCGTTTTGAAAACAAAAGTATTCATTTTCAAAATGTAAAACTTTTGTTTTCAAATGCAAAAAGCCCCGTCCTGGGGCTTTTTATTATCTTTTTGGTTTAATCTTATAATATAAGATAATCCCGATAAATATAATGTTGGCAGTATAATTAAATATCAGGGGCCAATGCCATTTAGGGATAATATAAATAATAGTGAATATCTCACCAACGCCCCACATAATCAAAAAACTCCAAGTTAATCCATCCGAGTTTTTGGTTTTATAAGATTCTATTGCTTGTGGTAATCCACAAAATGCCAATAATATAGAACCAATCCAGCCAATATATTCCATCATTTGATTATCTCCGTGATAGTTTGAATTTGAAAAGGGTTAGTATCATATCTAGAATCTAACCGTTTATCTTCTGAAAAGTGCAAAACTAGTGCGATTATCCAAAATGTTTTCATTTGATTAATATCGGGGTTATTAGCCCCGATATTTATTTATTTTGCAACAAACCAGTTTTTGGTTTGAAAATCACGCCAATTATAAGGCTTGATATTATCTTTCCAATTACGCTTTTTGAGTATGGCTTTCAAAATCGGCAATTCAAAATCACGGGCATCTTCTAGGGCAGTATGCGGCTCTTTTACAAACTCGCCATTAATAAAACCGCATACAATCTCCGCATTAGTTTGGAAAGTCATATTACCATGAACGGTGGGTTTATTAAATGCGTGATTATCAAGGGCAAATTGACGATAATCTTTTTTATTGCAAATATTACCAACTGAAGCAGACCACAAACAAAACTCGGATGAAAAACCAGACAAATCAATTCCAGTATTAAGGCATTTTGATTTGTCAAAAGCCAGATTATACGCGGTTAATGTAGGGTTATATTTGCCAATGGCTTGATTAATCCATTTATTAATGGCATTAACTGAAGCCACCATTCTAGTGCCATTATCTAACATAATAGCATAATTGGATTTACGTTTTTCTAAACCCGCATAACCCCAAATGTCATTTGCGGCTTTATCGTGAAACAATTCAAAATTACCATAATGCCCATTAACTAAAACAGCGCATTGATTATAAATTTTGCCCTCACGGTCAACGATAATCATCGCAAAATCTGCGACTGTATCGGCCATTGTGGTTTCAGTGTCCAAGATACAAAAGTATTGCTTTTTTGCCATGATTGCTTTCAGTTGGTAAGCCTAGATTATAACACGATTTTGCGAAAATTTACAAAAACTTTAAAAAAAGTTGTTGTAAATTCCCAACAAGTTTGCCAAGAAAAATGTACCATTTAGTACACCAAGCGAACGATCGCGGCGAACAAAAGCCACAATCAACCAAGCCAGTGAACCAAAAGTAAACAAAACGTACCCCAATTTAAACATTGCGCTTGCAACTGCAAACGAACCCAAAATTGAAACCAAAGTACCAAACCAACTGAGAATATTAAGCATTTTTTGTAATCGCCATTTTGTGAAAAGGATTTGCAGGTAAACCATATTCTAACATGATTTTTTGCCAATTTTCGCCATGCCCGCAAATTTTTTCGGATTCGCCAAAAAGATTGTAATCGGCTTGATGAATAATTTCATGCGGCAAAATAACGTCAATCATTGTATTGAAGTATTCTGGTTTAGCTTTGAAAAATTTGTAACCCAAATGTATGCGGTTTTCAGTTTGAAAACATTTGCCAGCGCAACGCCACAAGTAAGGGTTAAGTTCTATCTTTGGCTCATTGTAGTGAACCAAAGGTGTATATAATTCACAAAGTGAATCCCAAATCATTACAGTCTCACGCTGTATGAGGGTTGAAAGTGATTTTTTGTCCATGCTGAAATTATACCCCAATAAAACCCGATTTTTTCGCAGACCCCACAAAATAAAGTGTAACAGTTGCGCCACGCTGTTACAATTATTTATGTTGTTTTTTTGCAAAACCCCTTGACAGGGGCCAAAATTATGTGGTATAATTTTGGCGCAAACTGCAAACCAAAGTATTCATTTTGGTTTGCAAACAAAAGTGTTACCTGTCAAAAATGAATGCCTTATATTCTCGCAGATTATCACGATAATTAAAAGTAATAATCATAAGAACCGGCAACATTAATGTAATCAATATTTTATCCGGGCGATTATAAACAAAGTGTTTGATTAATCTTGCAAATGCTTTAAACATTTTAATTCTCCAATTGAAATAATGGGCTTTCGCCCATTATATTTTAGTGACCTTGTTTGCTTGGAACATAAACCCCGCGAATATTAAAGCGATCACAAACCGCTTTTAAATAAGTGGTATTATCTTCATAAAATGTAAATTCGGCATCTTTGAAATTCTTTAAATTAAAGAATTTAGCCAAACCAGCGATTTTGAGTTTACCGCCTGAAGTAGTATCACCATCACAACGTGAGATAATATAATCGGGTTCACCTAAAACAGTTTTAATAAACTCATTATCGGCATCATGCAAAACTCGCGCAGTGGCAATAATCACAAAAGTATTATCGTCTTGCAAATCTTTGCGATATTGGGATGCTAATGGCAATAATGAATCATCCATTGCGCGATATTCATTTTGTCTCCAATAATCCAAATCAATACGTTCGCCATTATCGTCAACAATAGTTCTATACCTGTGCAAACTGCAAACAATAGTACCATCCATATCGTAAATGCTAACTTTAGTAATCTTTGCCATTTTGCATCCTTGTGCGTTGTTGATGTGTCAAGTATATCATGGTTTTAGGGGTTGTCTAGGCTTTTTTTGTTATTGGGACAAAATAAAGTGTAACAATTGGCTTGGACTGTTACAATTGTTTTCGTTGTTTTTTGGGGAAAGTGCTTGACACGCCCCAATATTATGTGGTATAATATTGGCGCCAACTTGCAAACAAAAGTACTCATTTTTGTTTGCAAACCAAAGCGTTACAATTTACCTTCCATTATCAATTGACGTTCCGCACACAAAAGTATTCGTTTTTTATCCGCCTCACCTTCGCAATTTGGATATTCTAATTCTTTTTCAAGTTTATTAAAATATTCCACCAATTCACACATTTTGCGAGTTAACTCATATTGTGGTTTGATAGTAATCATTTTCAGCATCCAGTCATCATTGCAAAATAATCTTCAAATTCTTGATCTGTCCAAACCCAACTCGGGCATGTATTCATAAGCATATCATAATATATGCCGGACAAATTGTGGACAATATAAGTATTTGTGTTCATGTTAACGGTCTTTCATGCGTTTGAGCAATTCAACAAACCAGTTCTTTTGCATTAATTCTTGCATCTTTTCTTCTGGGTTGTAATACTCGCCAGTCTTGCGATCTTGAACCAGTGGTTTTGGGGTTTGAGTGTTTGTGTTCATGGGTTTATTATATCACGGGTTTTGATCTTGGCAAGGCTTCTATCATTGTATTTATTAATCAGCCCGATTTAAAAAATCAATCACCAAACCCTTGACACGTGCCCAAATTGTATGGTATAATTTGGCGCCCACATATAAGCATATGCTTATATATGGATACGCTGATATATGGGCTGGGCGCGGCTGCAAACCAAAGTATTACATTTGGTTTGCAAACAAAAGATTACATTGTCAAAAATTCCATCATATCCGTGGACACATCGGCCAATGTGCGCCCGTTACGGCGAACGCTCAACACGCAACCATCAGCCCAACGCTCAAGCGCAACCAGTTCGCCGCGCTTGCGCTTGAATGCGTCGCCTGAGCTACATTGTGCCACGGCAACATGCACAAAGGCCGAGTCTAAACGCCCACACGCAGGCACAACCACCACAGTAATGCTAAAGTCCTCATCAGTGAAAACTTGTCCCTTAGCCTGGGCCAGGTCTTGTTTGAACAATTTGCGGATAGTTTTTTCAGCGGCTGTCAATTTCATAGTATTCTCCAGTTAAAAAACAATTATATCACACAAAAGCAGGGGATGCAATCCCCTACAATCTATCAGGTCTTTTCAGCCTTGATGAAATCCGCAATGGCTTTCAATGCTGTTTTGTTGGCTTTTGTCAGCGATTCAACATCAGCTTCACCCAAGCCCAAGGCATCACCAATGTAATCGGCAACAACATCTTTTTTCACAACAGCCTCACCAGTTTTTGAAACATAAGTCTTAGCCACATAAACTTTTTCACGGCTGAGTTTTGCAACAACCGACCGGACAGTTTTGCCCAATGCTTCAGCAATGGTTTCCACAGTTTTACCGGCTTGATAGTCGGCAACCATTTGCAGGGTTTGCTCAGGGGTATAGTTCACAGTTTTAGCAGTCATTTCAATTTTCCTTTCAGGGTTTCATTACAAAAGCAAAGTATATCACAAAGGGCAGGGCAATGCAAGCCGCAAAGCCAAGCGCATCAAAAAATTCACGTTTATTCATACCAAACATCTCCAGTGATTACACCATCAATTATAACATAATATGCAATAGCACGCCCAACAACAGCAGAAAAGTTTTTTTCGTCATGTTGAACAATGCTGTAGGCTTTGGGGTCATGTGCCATGATAGCATCAATGGCTTGTTGTTTCGTTGTCATGGGTTTATTATATCATGCTTTTGCAAGTGGTCAACAGTTTTTTAGATTGTTACAAACTGTTACATGTTAGCTAGTTGGTTCACAAATCTGTTAGGAAACAAAAGTACTCATAATATAGTAGGTTTACAAACAAAGGTACTAGGGGCGGTTAGTAGACTAAAGTTTACACCTATGCCTATGTACCCACCCACACGCGGCCTATTGGGTAAAAATTCGAAAACCATCTGGGTGCCGTACCATGCCTCAGCCGACCCTAAACCGCCCCCATCGTCCCCATCGTCCCAAATCATCCCAACTGACCCAAACCCCACTAAAAAAATCCACTTGTGAGATCACCCGCCCCCATGGTATAATTGCCCCAAAGGATACCCTATGCAACAAAACCTACCTGCTGAAACACTGCAAATTGCCCCAGAAATGTTGGAAGTGGCCAACTGCTACCTGCAACTATGTGACGCCCGACGTGTGGCTGATGAGCTGGACTTGGCTCCAACACTGGTCACCGAGATCTTAGCCCGACGCGAGGTCAAAGCGTATATCGACCATGTGTTCATGGACACTGGCTACAACAACAAGTTTCAAATGCGTGCTGCCATGGACGCACTGCTCAAACAAAAGTTTCAAGAGCTGCATGAATCCCAAACTGGCAGCACCAAGGATATTGCTGAGCTGCTACAAATATCGCATAAAATGTCGATGGACTTGTTAGACCGTGAAATTCAGTTGGAAAAACTGCGTCAGGGTCCAGGCGGCCCCAGCAAACAAGTAAACGTTCAAATCAATGAAGGACTAGACGGATCAAAGTATTCGCAGCTGGTGTCACGTCTTATTAGTGGTGAAGGAGTCTAATGCTAACCATTAGCCGACCAGATGTTGAGTGCGAACACATTGTGGAATTCGCAGCACAAACTCGTTTTATTAAGTTACCCATCGTCAACTACTTGAAGTTATTAGGCATTTATGAAACCATCAACAGACCCCAAACCGCACTAATCAATGCCATCAACGACCCCAAGTACCGTTTTGTGTGCGCTGCGCTAGCGCGCAGACTTGGCAAAACCTACATAGCCAACGTGGTAGGCCAATTGGTGAGTTTAGTACCTGGGTCGAATGTGTTGATCATGTCGCCCAACTATAACTTGTCGGGAATATCGTTTGAACTACAGCGCCGACTAATCAAGCACTTTGACCTAGAAGTTGCCAGAGATAACTTAAAAGACAAAATAATTGAGTTGGACAATGGGTCGACTATTCGTATGGGTTCGTTGAGTACTGTGGATAGTTGTGTGGGTCGCAGTTACGATCTTATTATATTTGACGAAGCAGCGCTTGGATCGGATGGTGAAGCCGCATTCAACGTCGCACTCAGACCCACACTAGACAAGCCTGGTGCTAAGGCAATTTTTATTTCAACACCACGTGGTCGCAACAACTGGTTCAGCCAGTTTTGGAATCGTGGTTTCAGCAGTGAATTTCCAGAGTGGGTGAGCCTGCAAGCGGATTATTCGGAGAACACGCGCATGCAAGAGTCTGATGTTGCTGAAGCACGCAGGTCAATGTCGCGTGCTGAATTTGAACAAGAGTACTTGGCATCGTTTACTGTGTTTGAGGGTCAGATTTATAGCCTAGCGGCTACCGATGTTTGCGAACCGCCGGTTGACCTGCGTGGTGAAGCTATAGCTGGCTGCGACCCTGGCTATCGTGATTATACTGCGTTTGTGGTTATTGTGTACGATATGGTTGGGGATGTGTTTTGGATTGTTGACGAGTACTTGAAAAACGAAGCTACCACAGCTGATCATGCCAGTGCGTTTGCGGAGCTGTGTGGGCGTTGGGGTGTGGAAACCATTTTTATTGACTCGGCTGCTGCACAGTTTGCATCGGACCTGGCATACATCTACGACCTGGCTTCAACCAAGGCTAAAAAGGACGTGTTACCTGGAATTGCATATGTACAAACACTGGTAGCTCAGGGTCGTTTAAAGGTAGCACCACACTGCACACATTGTTTAGCGGTGTTTGACCAGTATCGTTGGGATACCAAAGAAGGCTTACAACGTGAGCGTCCCAAGCATGATGACTATTCTCACATGGCTGATGCGATTCGTTATGCTCTTTATACATATACATTGTAAACGGTATTGTACTTAATATTCTATTATACACGGTTTGGATTGGTTGTTCAAGTCAAAATACTCTACCTGCAACATAAATTCTGGTATTGACTTTTTGATGCATACCATGTATAATACTAGTAATCTCAAGAAGGTCCAAGTAAAAAATGGCCAAGAACACAAACAATCGTATCCCAGTAAAGTGGGTTCGCGACAAAGCCAAGGCGGCATACGATAAAAAACCTCAGTGCTTTGTTTGCGACACAAACAAAGACCTGGAACTTCATCACCTACACTCAATCACAATCTTGTTAGAAACGTGGTCTGCGCACAAAGGTTACGATATATCAACAGACGAAGGCATTTTAGCTGTTCGTGATGAATTTATTGCTGAGCACCATACAGAGTTATATGATAAAGTTTACACCCTTTGTAATCCGCATCATGTAGCGCTGCACTCAATATATGGCAAAGCTCCGCCAGTAGGTTCCGAACCTAAACAGCAGCGTTGGATCGAACTCCAGCGATCAAAGCACGTCAATGGTGATAAAGCCGTACCCACAAGCACGCACAACTCGTTTTTCTCACGATTTATTTAAGGAAAAACAATGAGTTGGATAGCAAAATCACAAGACTGGATTCGCCAAAAGTTGAATCCTGCACAAGAACGCATTGCACAAGATGCTGGCACGCAAGTTGGTACAGATGCAAAACTCACCTACTTTCAAAGCTTTCAGAAGTTAGAAGCAGTTAATCGAAGTGTTAGTTTACTAGTAAACGCAGCAGCCAGCCTAGACTATGACGTCAAAGACAAAGTACACGATGGTGTTGTTGCTGGCATTCGCCAAAAAACATTAAACACCCTGCTTAACTTTCGACCTAACCCTTATCAAAGTGCACAAGACTTTCGCAGTGCACTGTTCACAGATTTCGTACTAGAAGGCAATGCTTTCGTACACTTTGACGGTACTTTTATGTACCACCTGCCTGCAGACAAAGTAGAAATCATGACTGACACCAAAACATTTATTCGTGGCTTTCGCTACAATGGATTGGTAGACTTCAAAGAGTCTGAAGTTTTTTACTTCCGTGATTTGAGTTCGGATAGTATCTATCGTGGATCAAGCAGACTGGAAAGTGCAGATCGCAGCGTTAAATTGCTGTATTCAATGCAAACCTTTCAAGAAAACTTCTTTGATAACGGTGCTGTGTTTGGACTAGTACTTACCACAGACAACACCTTGTCGCAAGTTGCCAAAGAAAAAACAATTGCCTACTGGTTGCAAAAGTACAACGTTAAAAACGGTGGCAAGCGACCAGTGATCTTGGATTCAGGCCTAAAGCCACATCAGCTAGCCGAAACCAATTTCCGTGACATGGATTTTGATGTCAGCATCAAAACTCATGGCGAAAAAATCATGCAAGCTGTTGGCGTGCCTCCAATCTTGCTGCAAGGCGGCAACAATGCCAACATTTCGCCAAACCTTCGACTATTCTATTTAGAAACAGTACTGCCAATGAACCGCAAGTTTATTAGTGCTGTAGAACGCTACTTTGGTTACGACGTAGAAGCTATTACCAGCTCCGTTAGTGCCCTGCAGCCAGAATTAAAAGACATTGCCGCATATCACTCAACATTGGTAAACGCTGGTATTATTTCAGCCAACGAAGCCCGACTAGAGTTGCGCTATGAAGCCAAAGCCGGCAATGATGATTTACGAATTCCTGCAAACATTGCAGGTTCAGCCGCAAATCCTAGCACTGGAGGACGTCCCGCCTCCGCCAAGGAATAACACAAAGGGGTATTATGGTAGATAAAAGTAAAGTACTGTTTATAAACAGTTCTTTTACAAAGAGCAGTCTACCTGCCGCAGACGAAGCTGATGAAAGCGTAACCATTGAAGGTTATGCATCCACAGTTGACGTTGATAGACATGGTGATATTGTTCCTGCCAGCGTGTGGGAAAAAGGTGTCGAGAACTACTTGAAAAATCCAGTAATTCTTGCATACCACAATCACAGTGAACCTATCGGCAGGATGATCGAGCATCGCGTTGACGCAAAAGGTTTGTGGATTAAAGCCCGAATCTCTAAAGCGGCTGGAGATGTTTTTAGTCTTGTAAAAGACGGCGTGCTAACCGCCTTTAGCATTGGTTTCCGTATCGCTGATGCGGAATATAATTCAGCCTTAGAGCTGTTTGTTGTAAAAGAACTGGAACTGCACGAAATATCAGTTGTGAGTGTTCCAGCTAATCAAAATACACTATTTAGTCTTTCTAAGGCGTTTGACACGGCCGAAGAATTTAAGAGTTTCAAACTGCAATTTGCTAACCCAAGCAACTCAGCTAAAGGGCTAGAAGCCTCCGGCGAAGCAAAAAGCGAAATTAACGAGGAATGGAAAATGGATCCAAAAGAACTACAAAAAATGTTGGCTGACGCTGCTACTGCTGCTGCCGAACAAGCCACTAAGTCTCTGCTAGCTGCTCAAGAAAAAGCTGCTACTGAAAAAGCTGCTGCCGATGCGCAACAAGCTGACCTAGACGCAAAAATCAAAGCTGCTGTTGCACTAGCAACACCAAGCACAACTGGTGCAGAAGCACTACTAGCCGAAGTTGAGAAGCGTTTTGCTGCTCAAGCCGACGAAACTAAGTCTGTGGTTGCAGGCCTAGAAGCTAGCCTAAAAGAGAAGGCAGCTGAATTAGAAGCCATTCAAAAATCACGTATGCAATTCACAGACGGCAAAGCCGGTGAAATGTCTTATGCTGACAAAGAAAAGGCTGTTATCCTAGCTAAAATGGCTGGTAAGGGTTTAGCTGACACTAAGTTTGGCCGTGAAATGGTACAAAAGTATGGTGCTCACCTGCCAAGCGATGTATGGGAACTAGAAGTTTCATTAAACATGGAAAACGAAGTTCGCCGTCGTTTAGTTGTTGCTCCTAACCTACGTGGTATTGCAATGCAAACCAACGTGATGACTATTCCTGTGAACCCAGAAGCTGGTGTTGCAACATGGATGGCTAACACAGCATTCGGTACAACAGCCTCAGCTGGTAGCAACGCAACACACGCGCTAAAAGAAATCACTCTAAACGCATACAAAGTTGCCACAAACGAATACGTTGCATACGAAGAAGAAGAAGACAGTTTACTGGCAATTATGCCTGTTATCCGTGACGCCATGGTTCGCCGTGTTGCTCGCGCTGTTGATCGTGCTATGCTACGTGGTGCAGGTACAGGTTCAGACCCAGTTAAAGGTCTAGCAACCTATGATATCGCCAGTGCAGTTACACTAGATATCAGCGATGCTGCTAAAATGACAGTTGCAAAACTACAAGCTATGCGTCGTGACCTAGGTGCTTGGGGTCTAGATCCTTCAGAACTAGTTTACATCGTAAGCACAGAAGGTTACTACGACCTGCTAGAAGACACAAACTTCCTAACAGTCGACAAAGTTGGTCAACAAGCCACTCTGTTAACTGGTCAAATCGGTGCAGTTGGTAACACTCCAGTTATCGTAAGCGCTGAATTTGCAGACAAAGCTGCTGACGCTGTTGGCGCTATCTGTTTTGCACCAGGTAACTTCTTGGTTGGTAATCAACGCGGTCTACGTGTTGACACACAAGACCTAGTAGAAACACAACGTCGTGTTATGGTAGCTAGCCTACGTACTGGCATGACTCAAGTTACAACTAACCTAGGCCCAGCAGTTTCGGCCCTACGTTTCGTAGCTTAATACCCAGCAAGACCCTTCGGGGTCTTGTTTTATAAATGTACTCTGGTGCATTTATAAAACAAGAAAGGTATGCTAAATGGGACTAAATTTAATCACAAAAGCGGAATATAAAACATACGCTAGCATCACCAGTACTAATCAAGATGCAGAAATCGACCTACTGATTCCAAAAGTAAGCGAACTAGTAAAAACATATTGCCGCCGCACATTCGTAGACTACTACGACGAAGCAAAAACTGAAGTATTTGACGGAGGCTACGGCTCGCTGATCTTAAAAGAAACACCTGTCACACAAGTTATCAGTGTTCAACAAAGCACAGACTATGGCCAAACTTACGCTAAGTTAACCAAGTTCGCAGACTGGGTACCAACAGGAGACTTTGTAGTAGCAATTGATCCCAGCGGATTTAAGCCAATGATCAATGGTTATAAAGTGAGTTATTTTGCTGGATACGAAACAGTACCAGAAGACCTGCGTTTGGCAGTACTAGACTTAGTTACATACTATCGCAAAAATGACGGTGCTATTCATTCAACTAAAGCACCTGGCACAAATGCTGTGCAAATTGAATACATTTCAACTACTAGCTTGCCTGCACACATTAAACGCGTCTTAGACTTTTATGTGGCGGATTATACATGAGTATAGCAGATTTTAGTGAAGCTTTAAAATCTCCGGCACTCAAGGCTTGGTTTCAACGACTGAGCACAGATAATATCTTAAAAATGTCTGCAAAAGACATTCGTAAAAAAGAATCAAGCAAAGAGTTTAACTCTTTTTATATCACTACTAAAACAGTATCGGATATAATTGAGAAACTATCTGGAGCACAAGCCTCCCCAGACCAAGTTACAGAAGTATTCAAAAAACTAGCTTCTGTTAAATATGGTCGCGGAAGTTCCGGCAAAGACATTAACGAGCCTTATGTTGAGGGCCAAGCGCTGTATTATCCAAGAATTAGTATGGGTAATATATCGACGCTGTTGGACACAGGATTTGAAACTGTACTAGAAGAAGCCAAGAAAAGAAATCCAGAAATCCAGATAAGTGATTACTTCCAAAAAGGTCACGTTTTTGGTATTTTTCCTAAAAAGCTGGCACAAACTCGCAAATCTCTTGCTACAAATAATACACTAACAGATCAAGCCAGAAAGCTGTTAGTAGGATTCTTAGAAGATCTCGAAAAGCAACTAGAAGCTGAAGACTTAGCTACTTCTAATTTAAAAACGCCAGGGTATGGCTTATACGCAAAATACAGAAAAAGACCTAATAGTTATCTAGTTGAAATGCAACTAGTAGAGGACAATGAAGCCGCTGGTCGAGCACAAGCAACATTATCTAAGGCGGTACGTAAATATCTAAATCCAGGTGCAATTAAATTTACCCAAGGTGGCGGAATTAAGTTTACCGAAGGTGACGCAGAGCAGCGTATTAGGCAGTTAATGGAAGACAACGTGGAGAAGCTACTTGGTTCAAAGGGCTCGCCTTCGATGTTGGACTTAATCAAAGAAACTATGGTAGCCACATTACGTGGTAAACAAGTTAGTTCTAAAGAATACAGATCGCCTAATGTAAAAGTAGCTCATGCAAAGCCTGCAGCAATAGACGCTAGGGTGGCAAAAACTCAGATAAAAAAAGACCTAGCTCAAGTTAAAAAACTAAAGCAGTCTGTTAAAGCAGTACCTAAGTTTGAGCAAAACAGGCCAAGCAGCACAAACCTAACTAGCCTGCAAAACTTAATAAATAGCCGACTGCAGGATGCGGTCAGTGCCAACATGGGTGACGGAGATAGTCGTCGAGTACTAAACTACCGAACAGGTCGACTAGCTGCCAGCGCTAAAGTTGAAAGACTAACCGAGTCTCGCACAGGCATGATTACTGCTTTTTATAGTTATATGAAAAACCCGTATGCAACGTTTAGTGAAGGTGGACAGCAACAGTCTCCCAAATCACGTGACCCTAAAGCATTAATCTCCAGGTCAATCAGAGAAATTGCTGCAGAATATGCAGTAACTAAATTAAGGGCGGTAAACGTATGAGTCGTAGAACTTCAATTGTAAAAGCGCTAGCAGAAAAACTTAAACTAATTGACGGCAACCTACCTTATCAAGTCAATCTTAATAACAACGCATACGCAAAGCTAAAGTTCTGGGACGAAGTCCAAGACTTTCCTGCGGTGTATTGTACGCCTGGTTCGGAAATGCGTGAATACCATCCAGGCGATTTCGCATGGGGATTTTTAGGTGTTGCTGTTAAAGTTTACTGTCGCGGCGAAGAAGCTCAAGACGAGCTTGAAAAACTATTAGAAGACATAGAGCGTTGCGTAGACAGCAATAGAAATCTGGTCTATGATACCAATACTGGATATGATACCACAGAGATTTTAATCCAGTCAATTACAACTGATGAAGGGCTATTAGCTCCCTATGCAGTTGGTGAAATTAACTTACAAGTCCGATACCAGATTATGTAAGAAACCGTACCGAACGTGCCAGCAACAGATAAATGTCTAGTTAAGGTACCGTGGTACTAACTAAAAGGAAATGAGATATGTCATTTAATTTAATTCGCAACAGTCGAGTATTCTTTACTACGAACGTTAATTCAGGCACAGGTGTAGTGGCCTCAACAGGCTTTACTCCAACTAACACACGCGAAATCCAAGTATTGGATGGTTTCAGCTTTAGCCAAAACACAACTCAAGAAACTGTTACACTAAACGAAGCCGGTGCTACACCTGTTCGTGGTCAGCGCAGTTTTAACACAGCTCTTGATCCAGCAGACTTTTCGTTTACAACTTATATGCGCCCTGCTGATGCTGGTGTTAATATTACTTGTGAAGAATCTGTGTTATGGAACGCAATGTTCTCTGATGATGCTATTGGCAGTGCTACAGCTGCTTGGGCTGACGGAATTCCCAAGGCCACTTGTACAGTTGAAAACAGTAATACTCACCAGCTACAAAAGTTTGGTATGATTATTACTATTGACACCACTACATTTATTATTGATAACTGTGTGTTAAACACAGCCACAATTGATTTTGGACTAGACGCTATTGCATCAATTCAGTGGGCAGGTCAAGGCGGTGTGCTACGTCAAATCACAACACCAACGCTAAGCGGTACAGGTACTATTACTTTTGCAGGCAGCTTAACGGGTACTGCGCTGGGCAAGAACACAACAGCTCCTTATATTGCCAACAAATTGTCAACTGTTAGCTTGGATGCTGGCATTGGCGCAGGTGGTACAGCATACACACTAGCATTAACTGGTGGTAGCTTAACAATCTCTAACAACGTTACTTACTTAACGCCAGCTAACTTAGCTGAAGTTAACAAGCCAGTTACTTACTTTACTAGCACTCGTGCTATTAGTGGTACCCTAAACTGCTACTTACGTACAGGAAGTGGAAACAGTGCCGACCTAATGTCGCAAATGTTAGCAACTTCTAGCAGCGACGTTAACCCTGCTTTCTATATTAAGATTGCAGTTGGTGGCAGTGCAAACGTAACTCACGTTGACTTTACAATGCCTGCCGTTGTACTTTCTATTCCAGCTGTAAACGCTGAACAAGTTGTTTCAACAACTATCAACTTTACTGCACAAGGTTACACAGGTTCTGCATTTGACATTGGTCAATCAAACGAACTAACTATCGACTACGTTACAGCAAACGCTTAATCGGTCTTTTTAAAGGGTTGGCCTGATCCCCAACCCTCTTTTTTCAACCTAATACAATAATATGTCAAATATCTCTTTAAAATCTCTGTTAGTTCCTTCAAAATCTGTAGAGGTCGAGTACCCTGGGTTTGCTGGGTTTAAAATTAGTGTGGCGTTCTTATCGCGTGAAACACTTTTAAACATTCGTAAAAAGTCAACTAAGACCAGCTTCAAAAACCGTCAGGCATCTGACGATTTCAACGAAGACATGTTCTTACAGCTTTATGTTGAAAATGCTGTAAAAGGTTGGAGTGGGCTAAAACTAAGTTACTTGGAGCAGCTAGCACCGGTTGACTTAACAGGACAAAATCTTGAAGATGAGCTGGAGTATACTGCAGAAAACGCACTGTACTTGATGAAAAATTCCAGTAACTTTGACGCATTTATTAGTGAACAGGTATCAGACTTGGGAAACTTTTCCACGAGCAGCAACAAACGCTAAGCGAGCTGCTCACTAACTACATGCAAAACTCCAGTGTTGGTATGACCAAAGACCAATACTACGAGATGTGTGAAGCACTTGGTACTGAACCGCTTGAGCATGAAGTACCAGTGGAGTTAGAAGATTTTCCAATTGAAATGCAGCAAGCATTTGCAGTGTACCGAATGTTACGAGATGAGTGGGATAGTATGAGTGGTCTTTACCTAGGCAAAAGCCTAATAGGTATCACAGAAGTATTGTCAGCCACAGAAATCGAAGCAGAAGACACTAAGTTTATTACTATGTTAGTTAGGTTAATAGACTATGTTCGTGCGCAAGAAATAAACACCAAAAAAGCAAACCAAAAACCCGCGACTTAAAACCTCGCGGGTTTTTTGCGTTAAAAATTTTTTGGTTTGACACTGGAATGGTTACATGATATAATGGTCTGTAGCAAAAATTGATGCAATTTTAAAAGCCAATAGTTCTAAGTAAAGGAGCAATAATGGCAACAGTAAAAATTAATTTAAGTCTTGAAGATACTAGTAATAGTGTTAAAGCACGTAAAAAAGACGTTGAAGATTTAAACAAAGAATTAACAAAAACAAAACAGCTTAGTACTGGAACTCAAAGTGGTAGTCGAGCTGTAAAAGCAAGCCTTACGCCTGGTATGGGCGGAGAAGGCACAGAGTATGGTCGAGCTCGTGGCGGTATGGGTGCCACAGGTGCAGCAGGCCGTGACTTTGCTAACCAAGCGCAAGGCTTGGGCGGATTAGTTCGCCTATATGCAACATATGCTGCCAACGTATTTGCAGTAAGTGCTGCTTTTAATGCACTGTCTCAGGCAATGAATACCACTAACATGGTAAAAGGTTTGGATCAGCTTGGTGCAGCCAGTGGCGTAGCTTTAGGCAGCTTAGCTAAACGATTTGAGCAAGCTAGTGGCGGTGCTATTAGTTTGCGTGAGAGTATGGAAGCCACAGCCAAGGCTGTTTCAAGTGGGCTATCGCAAGCACAGTTCTTGAAACTTGGTGAAGTAGCTAAAAAAGCTTCTCAGGCACTTGGCGTAGGCATGAGTGATGCAGTTAGTCGTCTAACACGCGGTATTACTAAACTAGAACCTGAATTGCTGGACGAATTGGGTATTTTTACCAAAGTTGGTAAAGCCACAGAAGACTATGCTCGTAGTGTTGGTAAAAGCGCAAATGCACTAACAGACTTTGAACGTCGTCAAGCATTTGCAAATGCTGTGCTAGCTGAGGGAGCCCAAAAATTTGGTGAAATTAAGATTGATACCAATCCTTACGATAAGTTACTGGCTACATTAAAAAACGTAGCTCAAAGTATTGGTGAAATAATTAACGTGGCAATTGTTCCGCTTGTAGGCTTACTAGCTTCTAGCCCTGCAGCCCTTACACTTGGTATCGCTGCACTTGGTTCTATGATTGTCAAGCAAGCAATTCCTGCTATTGGCGAATATCGTAAAAGTCTAAAAGAGGCTGCGGAAGTGTCTAAGGGGTTAGCAGATGAAAAGTTAAAGCGCGCAGTGTCTGCTGCTGAATCTCGTCGTCAAGATATTGAAGCTAGGTCTCAAGCTTCTGCTGAAGCGGCCGCAACAAAGCTAGGCGATTTAGAAAATAAAATACGAGAACAAGCCAAGGGGCGGATTCGTAAAGATGTAGCAGCTATTATATCAACACCTAATATACTTGATATAAAAGATACTCAAGTAGATAAATTGGATAATATCAGTAAAAAGTTAAAAAACCAAGATAATATATATAAGCAATTAGCCAGTACAATACGAGAAGCAAAACAGGCAGCTTTAGATAATATTAAAGTACAGGACAAACTAGAAGCAGAACGTAAAACCGAACCCGGAAAAGCCTCTACCATAGGCGTGTTACGTGCTGATGCAGAGCGTCAGCGAAAAAGTGCTGCTGGTTCTGCTATTATTAGCAAAGCCGGAGATACTGCTGCTATTGATGGATTCCGTGTGGCTTACGCGGAAATGATCGAACAGATTAAAACTGAAAAACTTGGTAAAGTACGCGGAGCTATAACCGGTATAGCTGGAGCAGCTAATGCAGCCATTACTCGTATAGGCGGACTCGTCAGTGCTTTTAGTGGCTGGATAGCAGTAATTACAGCAGTTATTGGGGCTTACCAAATGTTAAGCGGATTACTATCTAGTAATGCGGCAGAACAAGAAAAACTAAATGAAACATTAACTAACGGAACAGAAGCCGTCAAAGCTTTAAACTTAACTTACGATAAGTACCGTACTAGTTTAAGCAGTGATGCTATTATTGCTACTGCAACTGCATTTACAAATCTAAGTGACAATATAGGATCTACAGTAAAAGCTCTTCAAGAAGCCGACGCTAAGTCGGGAGTGTTTGATCGATTTATTGATGGTATAAAATCTGTGTTTGGTCAAGACCTAAAATCAGATTTTGAGCGAGGCATTGCTTTTCAAGTATCGGAAGGTTTAAAAGGCATCACCGACCCTAAACTTAAGAAAACCGCAGAAAATAAACTAAAAGAACTACTTGGCATACAAACACTAACAGCCAAAGCTATTAGCGGAGCACTAGACGATATTGACAAGTCCGAGATTATTGCCAAAGGTGAACAAATTGCCAAAGTGTTCGATGCAGCAAGCCGTGCCGGACAAAAAACAGCAAATACCTTGAGTGCAATAAAAGACGGTTTTACTGCACTTGACCGATCATATACAACCTTATCTAATTCAATAACTCAAAAAGATCCGCTAACAGACTTTGGCAGAGAACTTGCAATGCAAGGTTTTAACTTAGCCGAAGCGTTTAAGGATCCTGTGGCAAGTGTAAGCGCACTTCGTGATATCTTAACTGATGTTAGTAAATTAAAGCTACTGTCTCCTGAATCACAACAGATTTTAATACAAAGCAAGGACGCATTTCTATCTTTGGCTAATTCTGCTGAATTTTATGAAAAATTAATAGTTGAATCAGAAAAACGCGTAAAAGGTCTAGAAAAGCAACGCGATAGTAGACTTAATAAAGCCCCTATACAAAAACAGCTTGATCGTGAACAATCCGACCTTGCCCGTTTCCGTGATAGATTATCAGATACTAAGTCAGGGCTACAGGTAATTTCCAAAGAGTTTGCACGTGCTAGTGAAGAATCAATCAAAAAAGGCTTTGAATTAGTAGAAGGAAGCTTTTCCAGAGCTCTAGCAGCCGGAGTTTTAAATAATCAAAAAGCTTTGCTGGATTACTTACCTAAAACAGAGGGTACGCTGTCTCTGGGTGTGTCAATAGAAAATCAAAAACTTGAGCTACAAAAACAAGAAATATTGGAAACTCAACGTCTAATTAAAGAAATGGAACTGTTGCCTATACGCCTTGAAAAGGCATTGCTAAGTGCTGATATAGAAAAACTTCTTTTAACTGAAACTTCCGGACCAGTCAGACAAGCGGCTAGGGATAATCCAAGACTAAAAGAGCTAGAAAAACGTGAAAAAGTATTAACCAGTAAAAATATATCAAAAGGTATTAGCAGCGGTGAATTTGAAAAAACTCCAGAAACGTTAAAAGCTTTGCAAGATCAACAGGGTACTTTTGCAAAAATAGCAGCTATATCTAGTCAACAGCAGATGAACCTTGTTAAAACACAAGCAGATACAGTTGCTGCACAGTTTGCCAAAACAAAAAATGAAATAGATAATGAACTAAAGCAAGCTATACAAGATCGCGAAACTTACTTAAAAGGTGACGGGTTCCGCAGAGATACCTTAGAAGAGCAGCAAGACACTATTGCCGCATATACAGCCAACGAAGCAAGACTAAATAAGCAAATATCACTACTGGGCACCCAAGAACAAATAGCTGTTTTTACAAAAATACAAATAGAAGCTCAAGGCAAAGGGTATAAAGAAATAGCCAAACTAGCAGGCAGTGCTGTTGAAACAGCAAAAACTCAGCTGGGAATATCTTCTGGTCTTATTGATGCCTCGAACGAAACTAACAAGAATGAAACTGACAGAAAAAACAATCTTGATAGTCAATTAGAAATAATGAAACTTCAAAACATTGCGCTAGAACGTGATACAGCACTAACAAAAATTACCGGAGATACTGAGCTGGCTTTGTTAGATATACGTAAACAAGAATTACAGCTAGAGTACGAAAAGGGTATGATTACCTTAGATAATTATAACCAACAGCTAAACTCTTTGGGCCAAATTGATCGTGCAAAACAGCGTGAAGCCAAAACAACTGCACTTGTGCAAAAATATACTGTAGATATGCTTGCGTATGCAAAAGAGTTTTCAAGTGCTACAAAAGCTCAATTACCCGAAATATTGGCAAGATACAATGCAACAAACACCGTATACCAAAAAGAGCTAGAGGGTATCAACAAAGTGTATACAGCAACAGAAGCACTTGCTGAACAGCAACGAGCATTACCACAACGCCAACAAGCATACGCGGAACTATTTACAAGTGCATTTAAATCAATGGAAGATGCAATTGTGGAGTTTACCCGTACAGGTAAACTAAGCTTTAGCTCTATGATTGAGAGTTTTATAGAAGGCTTATTACGTTACGAACTTCAGCAACAACAAGCAATGTTATTTAAAGGGCTGGGTGGAGCTTCAGGTATAGTTGGAGCAGGTATGAACCTGCTAGGTCTTTCTAGTGGCGCTTATGGAAGTGGATATACTGCCGCGCAACTAGCAACATTACCAATGGCCAAAGGTGGAGCTTGGGACTACGGAGTTCAAGCATTTGCCAAAGGCGGTGCATTTACCAACCAAATAGTTGACTCACCCACACTGTTTAAATTTGCCAAAGGCACGGGTTTAATGGGCGAAGCCGGCCCAGAAGCCATTATGCCCCTAAAGCGTGACAGCAACGGCAACCTTGGAGTTAGTAACCCCGGTGGTGGTGGTAATGTTGAAGTGGTTGTCAACAACTATTCAACAGCACAAGCCGAAACACGTGAAACAACCGACTCGCGCGGTAATCGTCGTATTGAAGTTGTGGTTGGCGACATGGTTGCACAAGAAGTGGCTAAAACTGGTTCCGCAACACAAAATGCATTCTCTAGTACTTATGGTACTAGACCTGCCCTAGCAAGGAGATAAAATATGGCAATTCCAAACTGGCCAACAGCAGGCAACTTTCCGCAAAGCCCCCAAAAGGGGTTTTCGGAAAGCATTGGTGTTAACGTAATACGAACTCAAACCGACATGGGTCCGGCAAAGCAACGCCGCCGAAGCAAGCGTCCAAGTACCATGGACGTTAGCTTTATACTAACCACAGCTCAAACTCAAACACTAGAAACTTTTATCAACAATGACTTGCAGGGAGTAAACCGATTTAAGTTTACTCACCCACGTCTTTATACTACTATCGATG